AAGTGCTACATCTGACAATTCGTCAATAGGAACTTTTACCTTTTCTACTTCTTCTACCTTACCTGAACCTAATAAAGTATTCTTCGAAACCATAATATTCTCCTTTAATTAGCGGGAGGTGTTTATGGCACACCCCCCGTAAGCCAGTTTAATTAACTACCAGTAATAGTAATACCATTATATACAGTACAGAAACCACGCATATACCAGTACGTACCATCACTAATAAGATCAACACGGTCACCTGCAACAGCTACACCATCGGCAAAAGTGATTGTATCTCCACCAGATGTTTCAAGATCAGGATTTGTAGCAGAGTCAACATCAACTGTATAAACACCACCCTTGATAAGACCAGTCATGTCATGTGTTACAATAGTATAACTTGCGCTACTTGGAGCAGCTTTTACAATAAAACTAAACGCTAATCCAAGTGACGGAGCAGGAAGTTTAGTAACAAACTCAGTCGCAGAATTCAGGAAAAATGTCTTTCCATGATCTGATGCTTTAACAACAGTTGCTGCAGTTAAAACCTTCGCAGCAGAGTTGTACTTCTCTTTTGCATTTTCATAGAGTCTATCTTCGTACATAGTTAGCCCCTCCCTTCTTAACCCCACAAACGAACTGCGAGTTCGGGATAAAGGGTCTTAACACCATAAAGAATATCCAGACGAATGATCTCTTCATCAGCATCAATATCATACTGCTTAACAACACGAATGCTAAGACCAGCATCAGTATCTGTTTCTCTTGCCCCCCACACATTCGAAGGAATTTCAATAGGAACAGTAACCAATGCAAACGCATTAGGATGATAGACAAGGTTCTGTGGATATGCAGTAGATTCACTGCCCCAGAAAGTCATAGCATCATTATCTATCATAATGTTAGTTGCACCAGCTGTACGAATACAGTTTGTATAAGGATCAGTTGATGCATACTTTAACGTAGGAGAAATCGCCAATGTAGCCATTGCTCCACCAGAAGACGTAGTAGTTGCAGCAGTTGCAACCCACATCTTCAAATTACCGGTGCTTGCTCCTGACATAGGATTAACACTGTAAACACTACCAACAGTAAATACATCACCTGCTAAAACGGTATTAGATGAACCATTCCAGCCATCAGTCGGGAACGTAGTTGCTGCAGTAACAACATTACCTGAAATCAGAGGAGTTGCACTAGATGTAAATGCACCAGTAGTATGACGAACAACATTCTGATCCATGTAAATACTCAGATTAGCAATAGTTCCAAGATAACCTTTGGTAATAATGTCTTTTGCAACATTCTGCGCAAAGGTTCCTTTCAAACCATCAGCTAATGCCCAATGTGCAGCCGGATTAACAATAGCTACACGACCTTCACTCGGTACAGCTTCATCATCAAGAATCTGCTGTGCATCACCAAGTGCTTTAAAGGTTGCCGGAGTAGTTCCAGGAGTACCTGCACTATTCCAAACATTTTTATACAGCGCACAAAGATCAGCATCAACCTGATTGGCCAGCGCTGCCGCGGCAGGAGAAATATACCGCTTGCTATAGTCTTCAATAGTTGTGGTCAGGTCAACAGAACTAAACGCCCAAGACACATGAGCCTGAGTACTCATAGTAATTGATGTACTCGGTTCAGAAATATTAGTATTACTCCGTGCCTGAGCTTTAGTAGCTCTGAACTTATTAGGCTTACGAACTGTAATGGTCTGACCAACCTTTACAAATTCATTCTTGTAAGCCGTATGAACGTGCCTTGCCATTCCCATCGAATTGACTAACTGCATCAAAGATTCTTTGGCGATAATGGTAGGTGTTAAAAGTGTATTACTTGAAGCCATAATTAATTATCCTTTATTTCTTTCCCGCCAAGCTCTATATTCCTTTGCAGACATTTGATTCGGGTCTTTATCAAAAGCTCCGGTAGTCTTTACAGGAGTTATAGGTTCTGGCGCTTCTGTAATTTTCTTAGGCGGAGGATTAACTATTCCAGCAGCATTAACACTTACATCAGAAGGATTAGGAGTAACTTTCTTAATCTCTTCTGCTTTCTCTGCTGGAGCCCTCTTATCAGCATTTGCTTCCGCAAGTAACTTAGCCTCAATCTTCGTAACTTCTCTTGCAGCTCTACGTGGACTTAATTTTGAAAGATCTGCAGCTTCTTCAGGATTTTTGCCAAGATAGTACATAACATCTTCAGCGATTTCGCTATCAAGAATTGTTTCTACAAGTTCTGGAGTAATCTTAACTTCTTTATTCAAGGCGACTTCATTGAAGTCATCGTACTTCAGTCTTCCTCGACTTAAAGCTTCGTCAAGTTCTTCATAAACTTCAAACTTTTCTTGTTTAACTTTTGCTTCTACTTCAACCTTTTTAACTTCTTCAGTTTTTGCGCGAAGTGCTTGTTCTACCTTCCATGCTGTTAACGCTTCTACATAGTCTTCAACATCTTCAAAATCTGCTTTCTGCGGCTTGCCAGAAGCTGCTGGATCAACTTTACTCTTAAGCTGCTGAAGCTCTTCTTCAAGTTTATCTGCTCGCTCCTTTTCAAGTCTTTTTTGCTCTCTTTCAAAATCTCTTTCACGCTCGGCTGTGCGACGACTTTTAGTAATTTCGTCGAATCTTTTTTGAACTGCATCAGAAACTTTTACTTCCTTTTCTTGTAAAGGGTTTTTACCTTCTTCAACTTTCTTTTCTTCCTTCTTTTCTTCCTTCTTTACAACTACTTCCTCCTTTTTAACCTCAGCGCCTGGAGCTGGCGTAGCAGGAGAAATAGCAGCAGGAGTAGGTTCTGCTACTAAATCACCAGTTTCATCTTTCGGATCTACCTTATCTACTTTTGTCGGTAGTACTGCAGTAGAATCCACAGACAGTAGATTAGGATTATCAATCCCATTAATAACTCTGTTTGCTTCATTTACTTGATCAATCGTTTCTAACATAATGCAGACCTCCTAAGTCTGAGCCCAAGATCGTGCTTGGTCGTGTTAAAGTTGTTTTAAATAAACTACATCTCCACCAAGTTTCAACATCATATATAAGCCACTTGCACTAGCACTAGCCGCTTTAGTAGTAAGTACTGGTGATGTTGAAGACAATAAATGAGCAGAATCGTTTATAACAAGAACATGCTTCTGTATCAATTCTACTAATTCTGAGCTAAGCAAATGCTCAGAATTATTAACTATCAAATTATGTTTCTGTGTAATATCAACTACATCAGATGCTAGTAAATGTTGACTATCTTGAACAACTAATTCTACACAAAGATGAACAGCATCAGAATTCAATTCATGTACTGAATCATTAATAGTAAGTGTCTTATGCTCTATAATATTTGGACTATCAGAAATCAGACTATGCAAAGAATCATTAACTACAATAGTCTTATGTTCTATAATTACTGGTGACTCAGAACTTAAAATATGAGTAGAGTCTTGTACTGCTAATACACCTACTGCTTCTAATTCTGGAGACTCAGAAGTTAGTTCATGCGCAGAATTATTAACTGTAATGTTATGTTGTTGAACAAGTGTTGGTGACTCAGAAACTAACTCATGAGCAGAATTATTTATAGAAATAGTTTTATGCTCAACAGGTACAGGAGATTCTGAGACTAATTCATGTACTGAATTATTTACAGAAATAGTCTTGTGTTCAACTGGAACTGGGGATTCGGAAGTTAACTCATGCACAGAATTATTTACTACAATAGTCTTATGCTCTACTAATACTGGACTTTCTGATACCAGTTCATGAATACTATCATTAACAACTAAATCAACTGTACAACTTAACTCTGGAGATTCAGAAGTAAGTTCGTGAGCTGAATCTTGAACTTCTATACTACGATGTTCTACCAAAACAGGTGATTCAGATACAAGAGAATGGTCTGAATTACTAACAGCAAGTGTGTGTACTTGAGTAATATTTAACGATTCAGAATCTAAAACATGAGCAGAGTCATTAACAACTAAAGTCTTATGTTCAACAGGAACTGGACTTTCAGAAACTAACTCATGAACACTATCATTTACTACAAGAGTCTTATGTTCAATAGGAACTGGAGATTCAGAACCTAAAGCATGAACTGAATCTTGAACAACTAAAATATGGTGTTGAACAAGAACTGGAGATTCTGAACTTAAAACATGAGCTGAATTATCAACAGATAAAGTACTACTACCAGAATTAGTAAATAATAATGGAAGTACTACTCTCCTATTATATCTTGCTCTATGTCTAAAAATACCAGCCATTTACCCGCCTATTTCTTCCAGAGTAATCGTTCCCATCATTGTGATAGCGTCTGCCGGTGCAGGGATCGTTAAGACTCCCCTTCTGCTAGGTGACAGAATCGGTCGTGTCTCTGGCGTGAAGATAATATGTAAAGGCGCACGAATATTCCAAGCCCAAGCGTGTTGCGTTACAATCGTTCCGTCTGCAGCCTGAGTCGTGTTGTTGATTTCACAGGTTCCACCGAAAGCAGCATCTCCCAGTTCAATAGGAACAGGTGTATAAGAACTGCCCCCTGAACCACTGGTTGTCGCACCGGAGTTCCATTTAATCAGTAAGATTTCTTCTGCCGCATCTCCGACATCCGAAGTCTGCCCGATAAATATATCGTGGATGACTACTATCGCATCACTAGGTGCGACAATCTCAAATAAGTCCTGCGCAGCACTGACAGCTACGGCTGAAAATTGGGCTGTGTATAAACGTCCCATACTGCCTCCTATCGTATAATCATGTGTCTAATTGGTTTATGAAATAAAGGTAGCGAGCCTGCCGCTACCGTTGCTCCTGTGGCGTAGATGGCTAATTTGTGATTTGCAGCAGCAGTAAAAGACGATGATGTCGCAAATTTATCACCAGACGCATATAAACGTCCAGAACCTCCAGTGGTGTTAATTTCTAATTTACCAGTGGTATAAGCACCTAAATAGTCTCCAGAAACTACATCGCAGTTTTTCCCTGTAAAGGTCTGTTCTGAACCGCTTGCAACAGTACCAAGATTTTCATAATCTCTGGATTCCTTATTAGAACCAGAGGTATAAAACGTCCCAATTTTAGTTGTGCCGCTTTCTGTATCTAACCAGATATAAAAAGTATCAAGAGTTCCTGTGTCGTTTGCGGTATTACCGGCTGCAAGCTGGGTATAACCACTTACAGAAGCTCCGTAATTGCCAGTCCCATCTCCTAGGGTGATAACAGCCATACTACTTCACCTTCTCTAAACTAACAGCAGTCCACGCGGTTGCTTTAATTGTCGCCACTCTGGTTTCACACTCCGCAATCTTTGTTGAACTGGTTGACCATGTAACTGGTTGATTCTTGTTTAAAGCAAGACTTCCCTTGACCCAGTTCTTATAAGCCATATCCAAAGCTAGTTTCCCAACATACTCAATCTCAGCATCAGTAACAGTCGGCTCAAACTGGCAGAAATGACAACAAAAAGGATTATGCTGATAGACGGTTTTCAAGCCAGCAAGCCATTTATCGTAGTCAGCTTGGTCAACAGGAGCACCGAACTCATCCACCTTCCCTTCATAACCCTTTTCAGGAATAACAGGCACTTTGACGTAATGCTCAGAGTATCTTTCGTCAGTAGGGTCAAGGTAAAGGTCATAACGAACCTCTACCAGTCCCTTGCGTTCCTGACATCCCGTAATATTTACTTTGAAAAACATAGATCACCTATGCGTAGGTCAATATTAAGCCGTAGGATCAGCAATACTAATCTTCCAAGTTGGAACTGTCACAGTATTAGCTGCAACAAGAGCCTGAAGTGTACAACTTGTCTTATACAATAAAGCAGTTGATCCTACATCACATAAACAAATCTCTTCAGCATTGCCAGAAATATCTACTGTCATATTTGCTTCTTCGTCAATGTTAGTCTTTCTTCCACTAGTATCATCTGCTGGGCCAGTAAATGTAGGAGTTGCTGATGAAGCAAGAGCTTTACCAGTACCTGTTCCCTTATTACTATGTGCATGTTCATAAGTAGTACATGTTGCTTCACACACTGAAATAAAATCAACATTATCTTCAAGATACTGCAAAGCTGCATCCAAAACCGCATCAGCTACAAGTTTACTACCTGCCATTTTTCAATCCCTCCTTAACCTTTAACTCGATTTTCTCAAAAAGATCTTTAAGTTCAATAGTACCATCCTGAACTTGTAAGATAACATCATTTACTGGCATACGTAACATCTTCTCTTTCATACGCTCAGCTTTTATAGCCTTCCTTTTATCTGCCAAACGCTTTTTTTCTTCTTCGCTAACCATAATTTTCTCCTTTAAAATGAATAAGTATGTGCCTTAACTGTTGATAAATCTGTTGCTACGTTATCATAAAGTGCATTACCATCACACCACTTCTTTACAAAACCACTTGAAGTATCAAGTTTTGCAATCTGCCATACAGCAGATGCTAATGCTGAGCCAATAGGAGCTTTACATATATAAAATACCGGATCATCGTCGTATAAAACTACATCAATATTATCACCAGATTCTTCACTAATGTCTTCTTTCCAGTCACTCCCATCAAAGTAATACTTCTTTCCAGTATCAGTTTCATAAAGAACTGAATAAGGCTCAATATTAGAAGTTCTCTTAGTATCTGTACTAAGGCAAAAGTATATAAACTCTCTATCTACTGGCCCTCTAAACATTAGATTTTATTCTCATTTCTAAGTATTCTATATTCAGCTTGTGATAACTGCTCAACAGGTTTTGGGTTTTCCTTCTCAACAGAGATTTTCTCAATCTGGATTTCGATAGAACAATATCCTCCACCATCAGAATCTTCAGATACTGACTTACCAACAACACTAGCATCAGCATCAATAAGAACTTTATCTCCTACATCAAGAAGTTTTAATGCTGGATATTGCTCAAGTTGTTCCTTTTCAAACCGAAGTCTAAGACCATAAGGAAACTTTGGTCTACTAACCTTCTCAATTGGTTCAGCAACAGTACTTTCAACTGGCTCTTCTAGTTTCATACTTACAAATTCCATTAATCTTCCTCCCCAGCCATACTTCTAAATGCATTTTGGCTTTTCTTAGGTTTCTTACCAGTTTTAAGAGAAAGTCCAGTAACAGACTGAGCAATAGCAGCTGCACTACCTTTACTCTTTCCCTGAGCCTTCAACTTCTCATAAAGTTTTTCAACTTTCGTTCCCTTTGGCATTATCTCCTCCAATTTTCTCAGTAATAATTTCATCAAGCATTTGACTTACACCTTCTTTAGTTGTTGCAACTTTAAGATCATTCTCTAGTTTAAGACCTTTAAGTTTTTCTTGCTCTTGCTGTACTTGAAGTTGAAGTTCTTGCAGCTTCATTTCTTCCTGCTTAACTTTTAAAATCATAAGAGGATCAGGAGCTGGAAGAGGATTAGCTTGAGCAGCTTGCTCTGGAGAAAGTCCTTCTTTTCTTGCCTTATCAGCAGCCTTTTTAGCTTTAATTTCAGGTGGTAAAAGTGTTTCTAGACGCTCAGCAATTTCTTCCGCTCCAGGCCAATCAAGAGATCTTGCATACAAATCACCAATTACTGGAGCTGCTGCAGGATAGTATTGAATATATTCTTGCATTGACTGCCGAGCTTCTGTTCTCTGTGTTGTAAAGCTTGGCCCAACAGTAACAACTACATCATAAACACCAATGGAGAGATCATTTAAAATCTTTCCTTCATTTGTTTTCACATTTACTGCATCAAAATCAAAGTCACCATTGTCTAAACCTAAACGAACTACACGTTCAGTATCAAGAATTACAGGAGCAATATCAACTAAAACCCTTCCAACATGCTCAACTGTTCTTGCAAGATTATCCATAAAGGCAAAAGTTCCAACATCACCTTCTTGTTTTCTCTCTCTAATCGCAACACCAGATCTCTCATTACTTTGCATACCAAGTGCAGCCTTCTGAAGGCCCATAGTATCACGAAGTTCCTGATCAACCATAGCAATTCGTTGTGACATAGCACTTGAAGCTTGTGGAGGAGGTTCTCTGTGTGGCCAAGCACCAGGAGCTTCTTTATCAGGATTCACAAGTAGGTAGAAAAAATTCTTTTTCTGTGCTTGATTCCACATTCCAGCATGATCTTCAAGCATTTTAGGAGTAAGTATGAAAGGATTTCTAGGTTGAAGTGCTACAACTTCTGTATCTATTGAACTCCAGTAGTTGTACATTCTTTGTGAATCTTTACCATTCCTTACTAACCCACGAACTACTCTTTTACCACCAACATTAAACTCTTTGCCCCAAACAGGTATAATTGGAATATATTTCTTCCCAGCCCATTCTCTATTATCTATAATACTCTTTCCGCTAAGCAGATACCACATAATCTTCTGCTTACGAGTTTTTCTCTTTTTTACAGCAATTTGCCCTTCTTCGAGCTTTTCTACAGCTTTACCATTTGCAAGTAAGTGCAATGTAACGTCTTCATACTCTTTTACAAAATATTCAGCTAAACGAATTGTATCTTTAGTTGCCCAACCTTCAACATACTGAGAATTTGCTTCATCAAAAGACGGCATATTTTCTTCGCCGTATTTATCCTTAAACTCTTCTTTATCCATATCTGTAATAACAAAACAAAACTCTGCATCAGAACAATCATACTTAGTATGTCTTCCCCAAAATACTGCAAGAGCATTATCAATCTTTTCGATAAAGGCTTCCTGCTCAAACGAAGTATCAGAAACATAGTTCGTAACTATTCTTAATGCTCCATATCCACAAGTAACTGCATGTTCAAAAGCATGGTCTATAGCTACATCAGAGTTTGAAATCTGCTCAACATGCTTAATCCATCCACCAAGTAACTTTGCAACTTTAACATCTCCATCTGAATCTACAGGAATTACTTTAATAGAAGGCCTGTTCATTCTTTGATCGCCAACAACCTGATCAATAAATGTAGGAAGTTTATTTACAGTCAGGCAAGGCTGACCATTTGCTTCTCTTTCTTGCCTAATAGTCTCTGGCCACTGCTTTCCTTCTATTGCAACAAATTCAAGATCTTCATAAGCAGCTTTACGATTTTCAGAATCAAAATCTATAGCTTTCTTAAGACGTTCTCTCGCTTCTTTCAGAATTTTTTGCTCTTGTTCTTTTGTAAGCTTTTTAGTAGCCATTATTTAACCCTTATACCTACAATGTTATTATGTCTTAATGCTTCTAATACTGCTCTAGTAGTAAGTTCACCTTCATAAGACTTAATAAAATCTGGTTTAACATTTATATACTTCCAAATTGATCCACCCTTATAGTGAACAATTATACTTAACTCTTCAAAATTATAGCAAAGAGAATCAATACTATCACTTTTAAGAACTAAATTTGTCCAATCTTCTGCCATTATAACATCCAGTTTTGAGCACTATTCCAAGTATTCCTATAATTTCTCTGCACACCATAAGGATCTTTATTCTTAGCAAAGACTCTTGTTGCAGAATTTGAAAAATACTCAGTCAAACAAAGAGCATCAGCAATATTCGGACTCGAAACTCCTCTTGCTTTCATTTCTTTCTTAGATTCTACAACATACCCACCATGCTTATTGAATTTATATCTTACTGTCGCAAGCTCGCTAGCTAATTTATCTCCAAGTGTCTCTTGCTCACCATTGACCTTGGTATTTGGAAACGAGTATAATCCAAGAAGGCACTTGTCTCTTACTTTACACCAAAGCTCATCACGAAGTCGGTCATACTTTTCAATATCGCTAGACGAGCTTGCAACATTTACTTGATAGAGATTCTTCATGTGATGTTTCTGTAACCAATCTGCAACACCTGCTCCAACACCAATAACATCTATAGCGCAACCACTTGCTTCGAGTTCTTGATAGGTCTGATTAATAAACCCACCAAGATCAATAGTATTCAACTTATTATAAGTTTCCCAAGGATAAATCTTTAACCCCTTCCTAGGCATAATAATAGAAGCATCATCACCATATCTTGCAACATCGACTCCAAGATAAAGTGGTTCATCATCAGCAATTTCAAAGTCATTACCTATACATTGCTGAGCAGCCCAAAGCGGAATGAGTGTAGTATCATCTTGTAGCGGAGGATTTCCTTCAACACGAATACGATAGACATTAGAGTCAACCCCATACTTCTTTGCAAAGTATTCAGGCATTGACTTATCAACATTAGTTGATTTTCTACTATCCCAGTGAAGTTTGAACCAATCAGCAGAAATTGTAGGATGAAAGTGAGACTCGTGAAAATAGCCACTATTTCTTGTCATATTACCTATAAGAATTACCTTATTATCCGACTGAGTCATAGCACCTTCTAGAGGTATAAAGGTTGGATCGGGAATTCCTGAGGCTTCGTCAGCAATTATAAGCAAGTGATCAGCATGAATACCAGCAAGTGTCTCTGACTGTTCTTCTTTTGTAGCTTTAATAGACGGAGATATTAATCTAAGAAACCATTCTTTTGGAGCTTCTTTATGTATGATAGCATCTTTTCTTATAATAAACTCTTCAGCAACAACTGACTGTCTTAACCACTTAGAAATCTCCGCTAAAAATACATCGCGCAACTGGCGATTTGTTGGAGCGGTAATAATAATTTTAGCGTATGGCCTAGTAACTAAAAAATTTAAAGCAAGCCATGAAACTACTGCATCCTTACCACAATTATGAACAACTGTAAAATCTCCAAGAACAAATAAGTTATCCTTATCTACCTCAAATCCAAAATAATTATCGTTACCCAACTCTTCAACTTTAAACCCAAAGTGTAGACCTCTTTTATTCTTATAATTCTTAGGTGGCTGCTTACGCTTAATCTGTATGGGAACTTCTTCTACTGCTCCACGAGAAATTGTAAGTCTATATCTTGCTTTGCAAAAATATGCGCCATTATTAAATGCTTGTTGACTTGCTTTATACTTCTTTTTAACAGCATGAAAACCTAACGACTGAGCTAAAAACTGAACATCGTTTATTAAGTCTTCATCTGACTGCCAAAAAGTATAAGTAAAAGCTCCATTTTTTGAGTTTTCAGCACTACCATCTGTATCAATTAAACCTGCTAATAATTTAAGTCTGTTACTTCTAGAATTAAATAAATACTCTTTTGGAATATGCTTATTTCTTATTAAATTATAGTACTTTAAAGCCTCTATAAAAATATTTTTACTATTATCATCACTACTTTTAAGATAGTAACTAATTCTATCTTCAGAAGAAGTTATTTTTAATCCATTAGCTTCTCCAAATAACTGCCAAATACCAATAACTTCTCTATCAACATTAGATAATTCAGGTAGTGCTGATGTGCCATCTCCAAGCCATAAACCTAAAATATACGGCGGAATCATAATAGGAACTTCTGGATAATCAATTTCAGTTTTATAACCTACCATATTTTTACGTTGAGTAGAAGTATATTCTAAATAATCCTCTATTTTTATATTACACTTCTCTCCGCGTTGATAACCCTTCGTTCTATCTAAGCTTACTAATGCTAGTGTATGTTTACTATTAACATCATAATAAGTACCATCATAGTACTTAACTCTAAACATTTTATCTATTCCACGAAATAACTGTAGAACCCTTCTAGGTGCAGAGTCAGGCCCCATTACAAGTTCACCAATTTGAATGTCTTGCACAAATTTAAAACCATAAGGATACATATGAACTACAGTATCCTTAGCAAAACATCCGTGCCCTGAACGAACTGTCATTCTCTTTTCTTTTGAAAACGCTTGAAGTAATTCGATTTGCTGAGTAGTTGGCGTAACTTGAATACACTCATTTACAAATTGAAGAGGGCTATTCTTCCACTCTTTCAATTTATTTAATACAGATTTATTTAATGTAGTTTCTTTTATTTCCACTTAATCTTCCCACTTCCAGTCCGTACTAAGTCCGCGCTCTTACGTGGCATCATTTAAAAACAAGGTTGACAACGAAAAAATCCCGAGGCGTCAACACTGTACAAAACATTCATTAACCTTAGTAGCTCGGGGCCTATGCTTTATAAACAAGTTCCAAATACTGATGCGTTCCTCGTTTGAAAGCCTGTGGAACGGGCGGGTTGACTGAGACACAAGTGTGTTCAGCATCGTAATCTTTTTGTGACAACTGTGGCAGAGTGAGGATACTCGCTCTGGTTTATAAGTAACATGATGTCTTTCAAGGTGCGTGTTTCGTTTGCACTTTCTACACTGTCGCTTTTTAATTCGTTTCATTCAGAAATGTCAATTTCCGACATTTAGTCTGGGTTAATGAGCTGTATAAGTTATACCACCAAAATCTTTACTACTACAACTACCAGATGTTGCAGAAGGAATATCACCACTTGTTATTGTTCCATAAGTAGTAATACTAGGATAATAGTGCCAATCGTACCAATCTGGATACGCAGGATATTGTGGGTATACAGGTGGATATATAGGTACAGGTGGATATATAGGTACTGGCACATAAACCGGCTGCATCTCCAGCGCCTTTAACTCCTTCAGCAATGCTACTTTCTTTTCTAGTAGAATGATCTCTTCTTCAAGTGTCATGGTAATCTCCTAAAACTCCTGTCTGTCCAAACTTGCTAACGTATCCCCATGATCAACTGGTTCAAAAACTTCTTCCTCGATTTGAGCCTCTTCGAAAGGTTCTGGAAGCGAAGTTCCAGCGGCCAGTGCTTGTTCCTGCTTTTCCAGGTATATTAAATGAGCAACAAGGCCTTTAATCTCAGAAGGCTTTCCTTCAATGTTTAACTCTTTGTCCTTTAAAATCTTGTAACTAGCAACAAGATCTTTCAGTGGGGCTCCATTAATCTTCTCTGGTGTAATAGCCTCCAGGACTCGGGCCTGAAGCTCAGTCAACTGGAGACTTTGAATTGCTCGGTATTGGAGTAGAAGACCTTGCTTCGACTGCATATCAGCAATCTTTTTTCTTAGAGTGGGCGGGCTTATCCCGAGCTCGGTAGAGATTTGAGGTACTGATACCCCTCGGTCTAGCATGTCTAAGACCGCTTCTAAGTCTACGTTTAGCGGAGGTCTGCCCGTTCCCACTAGTGCCCATTCCTTTCGAGTGTAAAACACTCCCCGTCGTTCCCCTTATGCGAACATGATTCCCTACTGCCATTCGGGGAGAAGTACTTGCAAACAGTTTCA